TAAAGATTGACTGCGACCAGTCATTCATTTGTTGTCCCAACGGACCAAGTTGAGTACCCCAATCGTGGATAGTCCCCGCAATACTTCTATCCCCTCCACCACCAGTGTCTACAAGCTTGCTTTTGGGTGGTGCATTGTACCCTGGCACATCAACTACTTGCCCGTTCACAACGGCTTTACCAGGCCCCAGTACTATTGGTTGGTCAGCAGTTGTGATCGGTGCATTGTTGACATTGGGTTGGTTTACTTGTTTTACGGTTTGTGGCTTATTGTTAGCGTCAGTGTAGGTCACTACATTTGTTACAGTATTTTGTGTTTTAACTTCATGGCTCTCAGTTACCGTAACCTTCTTCTCATCTGGTAGCTTACCCACACTACCCAAGATATCTGAAAGCGTTTTAGCTGCACTGTCAACCGCATCATGGAATGGCTTGAAGTTCGTATACAACGCCAGCAACGCGATCGCAAGAAGGCCAACAATTAGGAGAGCCCACCCAAGAGGACCCATTGCCACATCCATTGCCACTCCCATCCCCTCAGCCTCTACCGTTTCAGCAGCTGTGGCCGTCTCTAACTCACCCATACCAACATTAATAAGTCCAATCTTTGAGGCTACCCCCATAACAATTGGACCCATTGAATCCCACATGCGAAGGACTGAGGCTCCAATGTACAATAGTGGTCCAACGGCTGCGACAGCCCCACCAAAAAGAACAACTAAGGTCTTTATAGGTGTAGGTAATGCGGCAAACCCCTCACCTAGAGACTCGACACCCCGAAGGAGCACCTGAATCACGGGCATTGCCCCCTCAAGAACATCTATAATGGTAAAACCTAGTGGTTTTAAAGCTTCTTCAATATCGTGCTGAAGTATTTGCATCATCTGGGCAAAGGTCATTGACTTTCTAGATGCTTCATCAAATCCAGCGCCGGTGGCTTGTGTATCCTTAACAAAGGATGCAAAATCCATCTTGCCGCTTTTTATGGAGCCAGTAACATACTCCGCGTACCTAGAGCCGAAGATCTTGGAAGCATCCCCGTCAGTAATCAGTCCAGATTTGATCCCTTCAAAAATAACCTGCATGGCATCGCCGGTGGTGTTAAGGTTTCCCCCGTACGTTGCCATTTGCTTCTGCATATCACCTAAGATAGGTTGCCATGTTTTAGCAACATTAGTACCGTTGCCAATATTAGCGGCTAAATTACCCCACCCCATAGCCATACCACGTATGACTGGTGACGTGGCTTCTCCCGCGTTTTGGAGCATACCCATCATAGCTATGCTCTGTCCCCACGTCATATTGGCGCCTTGGAAAATAAGGGCATTAGAGTTAACCTCTTCAGTTAACTTATCGACAGGAACATGGGTATTAGTAAAAACATTATAAAGAGCTTTAGTATCAGCTTCCATCTCGTTTGCTGGAATGTGCCAAGCTACTGCCATACTAGATAGGTCAGTAGCCATAGTAGTGGCATTTGCCCCAGTCATACGGGATAAGTTTAGTATATCTGCACTTAGGGCTTGGACTGGGTACCCTAACCTACCTAACTTATCATAAACAGTAGAAAGAACGGTGGCAATAGTGGTGGAATCTTGCGGCAGCGTTCCATATAGGTTATCAAACTGGGTTTCTAACTGTTGAAGTTTTTGCCCTGTTACACCAGTCTGAGCAATAATGATATTGTAGCCAGTTTGGACTTTCATCGCGCTGACTACAGCTGCCGCACCTATGCCAAGTATAGGAGCTGTGAGGCCAACTGTCATGAGGGTGCCAACCGCTTGCATTTTCGCAGCGGATAGTTGAAGACCCTCTAACTCAGTATTTAATTTGGCAAAACCGGTGGTCACACCGGTAATATCTGCAGTAACTCTGACAATCAGATTACCAATGATAGATCCGCCAAATGCCATTAGTTACCTTCTAACTCATCTTTAAATACTTCTTTTAGATCGGCAAGTTCTTGCTCGATCTCATCTTGGTCGCGCTTTGGTGGCGCATGAACCTGTACTGGTTCGTTAATGATACCTGCTTCACCAAGCAATGAATCCAACTCAGCTTGACTTGCAGGGTTTAATGGAACACCAGTCTCAACATTCATTTTCTCAAGTTCTGGACGGAATATTTCTTTAAGTTCTGCAAGGTCTTGCTGAACGCCTTCAGGTGTCTGAACTATACGAGTTGTGTCTAGTTTTATGATAGTTGGTTCTTCTTGAAGCGCCCGTAAAACAGGGTATGGTGGTCGCCCCATAAGATCTTCTAATTCAGCCTCAGCCCCCTGCGCCGTTAGCTGCATGTAACCAATAGCTAGGTCTTTCTGTTGTTCTCGTTCTAAGCGCCAGATGTAACCATTGTACATGTCGCTAAGTTCCCCCATTGTTATTTGCCCCACATCTTGGAGTGGGTGCAGTATAGCAAGAGGACCGTATGCAACCTCAAAAATAAGATTCCAATTTGTCTTGAAATCCTCGTCAGTAATCACTTTTTTGGGCGCTTACCACCCTTTGGATCCTCAAGCTTTTCTGGCGGGAAACGTTGTCGATTTGAGATCGTGAGTGCTTCAGTAACTTTTGGCAGCAATTCACTAGCTTCCTCAAGATCTAACATTGATCCAAATTCTTCCCGTCCTATCTCTGGGTGGCGTGCTTTAAGACCAACCCACAGAAGGTCCCGTATCATCCCAACACGGAAGTTAAGATTTATAGGCATACCATCTGCATCTACCATCATCTGTCCATCTTCGTTTACGCTTGGCTGGAAAATCTCAAGGATGCTCTTTTGGTATAATTCCTCAAAGGCATCAAGAGCGTTTAGATCGTATCTTAGATGGTATGTCTGCATTACATCATTTTCGTCAGCTACTTGGATCTCTATCTCATTTTTAAGGTGCTTCATGTTTCATAACCTCAAAAGGCTATGCGTGGATTACTTATTTAACCAGTTGGATTGCCTACAGTGATTGGACAAACGGAGGTTCCAGTTACGGTTCCACTCCATGTGAGCTGGCAGTTTCCATTGGTATCGTTATAGTGTCTTGTAGAGTACGGGCCAAGCACATATGTCTTAGCGGCAACTAATGTATATGTTCTACTAAAAGTTGGACCAAAATCTGAGGCTGCTTGTCCAACTACCGTAAGCACCGCTGTATCACCAGCAGTAGTTGTAACAAGTAAGATCGTATGCCCATCGTTTTGGAAATACTGTCCATTTGTTCCATCTGCTGCCGTAAGACCGCCAGTAGCGGTCAACAGGGGTGGTGTTGTAGATACCGTAGTTGCTGCTAAGTTCACACTGTTTGCAGTCGACATCGATGATGTGACGCCTTCTATGGTCGTAATTACACTTAATGCTACAGGTACTGCTGTCATTTATTTTACCCCAATATTGCGCCTAGTTTAACCGCACACACGGCTGTGGTACTAAGCGTACCACCCCAAGTTATGTGGCAAAGACCAGTCGTGTCGTTAAAGTGGCTTATTGCAAACGGACCAAAGACATAGGAGTGTCCGCTCACCATCGCCGTATATGCTCTATCATGGAGAACCCCAAACCTACATTTGGTTTGACCAGTCACTGTAAGCGTGGTTGCTGCCGCTGCGTTAACAATAAGCAGAACGGTTCCATCATTTGCAAACGTTGATCCATTTGAATCAACCGTGGTAAAACCCGCTACCGAGGTTGATCCGGTGGTTATGTCTGCAGTTGTGGTAGTGTCATCCTCAGAGGTTGTAAAGACTACAAGCGTTGATGCTGCTGTCATTCTTACTTACCTCAACTATGTCTTCCCTAATGTTCCGGTGCCTTGTAGCGTTATCGTTGCCGTGTAGACTCCATTATCTGCTGCAGTATATTTCATTGTTTTTATGTAGACCTTACCACCCCAGTGCTGTGCATTAGCTGGTGTTGAGAGAGCTACATAAAGCCCCTGCCCAGCAAGCCATGAGTTCTCAAGCGTGTTCAGCGAGAGATCTGATTCAACAATAAGGGCATCGCAATCTACCGTCCAGTCCTTGTTCCCAGGCAAATATTCTGCCCAGAAGTGGCTGTTTTTACTTGTTACATCCATTGTAGCCGTCGTAAAGTTGAGCGTGCAACTTTTTTGAAAGCCAATGGGCAACACAGGGTTGTTTCCGCCGCTGGTATCAACCGTTAGCATAATATTGACACCCTGTATTTGTCCAGTCGTTACTGGTGCTCCTAATACCATTTTCTAACTCCTCTAGTTCATTAATCCCTGATAATTCATGACAAAACGCAGAAATACAATACAATGTGCCTTTGTCATATCATATCGGTACTTTCTGCTTCCATCCATTTCCGTCCAGATTAAGTTCCAGTCCTTATCCAACTGGACTGGCGGCCCAGAAACCGCTTTCAATAGCTGTTCCTTTATGGCATCATTTTGATCATATCCATCCTCTTCAGTTTCGATATGAACTGTTAATACAATGTTTGCTCCACCACTCGTCTTTGTAAAAAACTCACTCTCAGTTGATTCTCCAAGTATCACATATGGGAATGGTTGATCCCTTGGTGCGTTTCCATTAAATACAGGTGCATTTATCCAGTCTGGGAGGCGCGAATTAAGCGCTGTTCTGAGGGCAATTTCCGCGCTGTGTTCATAGTGGTATGGTCTAAATACCATTTTACGTGCCTACAAACTTATTATTGCGGACATCCCCGCTAGTTTTTCCTCGATCTCTGGCTTTGATAACTCCATAGCTGGATGTATAAACGGGTGTGCCTTGAACCCATGCTTGGCGATTGTAGCTACTGCTTGTTCCCCAGACATGCCGTGGTCTTCTGCCCACGGGGTAATGTTATCCATATTGGGTAAATATGGGTCAGGGTGTCCATACTCCATGAACGGTGCATATGGTGCAATAGCCATGTCAGGACCGACCACAAACGTGTTTAGCTCTACTTCCACTGATTGGATCGCAACATCTTGGAGATTTCCTGTCCATCTGGGGGCAAGCTCTACCATCTTGTTTTTCAAGATCTCTGCAGAGTCTTTCACTGCATCATGGGAGGCTAGTGCAATCTTTGATACAATAACTGTACAGTTAGATACACACTCTGCAATCCCAACTATTCCAGTAACTTCACCCATCTGAGTAGATCTCCTCTTTCACTAAGATTACAAGCTGTGTGTGTCTATTATCTATATCAAGCACCGAGTAGATTAGGAACCATCGCCCTCTATCAAGGCGTTCATCGTGGTAGTACAGCCGCTTTTGTGTGTCTACCTGATCGTTGTATCGTGTGTGGATCCTATGCGTAGCGATATGGTATACTTGATCAATGCTGCTTCCACCACTGCGGAAAAGTTCCGCCATCGTAAGTGGCGTGATCAAGCCGCGAATCTTCCCTATACTCACCCAGTTATCAGTTGGAGATCCAGTTTTAGACTTCCTGATTTGATTCTCCATGATGTCCAAGCTAAACCGCATCAATCCAGGCTCGATCGAGAGCACCGGAAACGGTGCAGGTATTATATTTGGACCCATCACAGGGGCTAAAGAGCTTGATGCGTGTGCCATAGCTTAAAGTAACCTCCCTCTTCGATAAGGTGCAAGAAGCTCACGGAACCCTGCTGGGATAAAGATCCCCTCACGGTTCTCATAGTGTTCTGCTGTCATCAGCCTGATTGCTGTAAGCATCTCAGGTGGTACTTCATCTGCAGTTGTGTATCCCGTCGTGTATTCAATAACGTAGTATCCAATCGTGTCCGACTCCATAGGGTCAACAAGTATCAGTATATCGTTAAACAGCCGGTAATCACCAGGTGTTTCTACTAGACTAGATACATAGTTGGTTACTTGTCCTTGTTCATCAACCCACTTTGCGCTATCAACGCTTACAACGGGTGGGCGCGGTAATATAAACCTGTCTGGGAGTGCCGTGTTGTAGACGTAGTTATAGTAGCTCTCTTCATTGTACGCAAAATTATAATAGACCATCGATGTCATTTCAGCCGTTGTCTGGATATCACTCGGTGTGAATGATACCTGAAACTGCTGTTGGAGTATCGATGTCTTTGTATAATTTTCTACGTATTTTCGCGCGGTTGTTATATAGTTTGCAATAAGATCATTGTCTTGGTCACCAGTTAATATGAGGTCGGCTTTAACGTCCTCAACATCAACTACTTCATCGCTGACTTCACTTAGCTTTTTTAACCGCATAGAACTCTGCGTAACCTATCTTAACAAGCGCTTTGGCCAAATGGGTCGGGAAGTTGTAAACAACCCCCTCCTCGTAGCCAGTTTGCCTGATGTTCCCATCATAGTCCTCCACTTTTTCTCGGTGAAGGTCTCTGAGCATCAGCACGCGATTGCCGCGAGGCATCTACTGCATCGTTGGGCCAGAGTTGGATGTGTTTGCGCCGTAAGGCTCAGTCCAAAGTCCTGCACGCCCTCTGTATCGGAAGTCTCCCTGAATTGAGATTACACTTGCGACAAGCGAAGCAGAACCACTAGTTGCAACCAACCTAACATACCTTTTTTTACCAACGTATGCAAACATGAGCACACGCCCAGTAATCGAGGATGCCGTTGAGGTAAGCACTCCAGTGCTTTGAACCCACTGTCCTGCTGCTGAGCTCGTACCGATGACCGTTGCATCGTTGTCATCAACTGCAAAGATTACATCCTTGCCTGTGACAGCCGTTCCTGCGGTTGAAGTGCTTGTGTCAGTATCTTGGAGCCCGATTGCCCAGTCCGACGAACCCGCACCCACAAAGACTACAATCATATTGGATTCAAATCCAAGTGTGTCTAAGCAGTATGTGGTGTTAGTCGTGCTAAGAGAAGAGCCCGCCGTTGAAACCGGAGTTCCCATCGGCTGGATGTACATCTCGTGTAGACGTTCTTTAATTGCCATTATTCATTCACCATTGTTTTCATTTGATTTGTTCTTCTGATCTTCGATAACTCCAAGCCAATATTCGCAGTCTTCAATCGCACCGTTACAGGCATTAAAGTTTGCCAAGTTCTGTGCGGCTTGTTCGATCAATTGG